TATTTAGTAGATAGTCAAATTGAAGTCGGCTGTCAAGGTGGTGGTTACGATTCATCTCATTTACTTGAAATATGGTGTCCATAAAGAAAGATAACCCGCGATTAACGATAAAAGACGAGTATTTCCTCTCATCTTGTGGAGTAAGCATCACATTCTCTTTGGTTTCGTTAATCGCTTTTAGGTAATCAAATGGACTCATAGTACTATTATACCATATTAAAGTGTTTTGTCAAATTTTTAGTTATTTTAACGCTATTGCACCGACAAATGCATGGTTTCTCCAAAACGGTTGAACCGTAGAAAATCCAGCATAAGATACCATGTGTTCAAGTTGTTTCCATGTGAGCGGTTTCATAATGTTTCTGAGTGTTCTTTCCTTATCCATAATGTCTTCTGTATCAAATGATTTTCGTTTGTAATCATAATAATTGAACGTAATCATGTCCTGTACCAATGCACTTTCACAGATAGTTTTTTCTGCAAAAATGAAAGCTCCACCATCGTTCAACCCAGCATAGATACTTGAAATAACAAATTTTCTATCTTTCTTTGGCATAAACTGTAGAGTGAAGATAGAAGTAACTAGATTACAATTATTGAATTCATACTTACGAATATCTTTCATTATAAATTCTACATTAGTAAGTCCAGCATTATTCAATTCTTTTGTACGATCTTTCAAATCTTGTTCAAAACCATCAGCAATCTCAACTCCTATGTATTGTGCTTTAGAGGAATGGTCTTTATTATACTCCATCATGGCCTTTGTATTTTTTCCTGTAGAACATCCAATATCAACTATGTTAGTATTATCTTCTACAAAATAACGTGAAAGACTAATTACATCTTCCATTAAGTTTGAATAACCCCGAATTGATTTTTCAATATGTTCATCGAATCCTTCTTCTCTATGTGCAAAAGTAAAATCAGCCATTGTTCAACTCCTTATAAGGTTTTAGTACTTTCTTGTATATTGAACCTGCTATCGCTTTCATCATTAGCGGTGGCACCATTCTACCCATACGTTCAGATCTTTGCTCCCATTTTCCAGTTAGTTTGAAATCTTCTGGTAAAGAAGTGAGTCTACGAGTTTCACACAATGCAAGTTTTCGCATTTCACTCCAATGAATACATCCACCAGAAGCTGTGATGGTGGGAGCTGGTTTAAATCTTGAAATTCTTTTCATATTAAAGTGATGTCCTTTTGGATGATAATCACAGCCAGTTAATACTTTTTTTGGATCAAGTGGCATCTTTGATGCTGTCACAAAATGAGAACCCCTTGTAAAAGATTCTGTTAACATTTTTATTTCTTCTTCATCATACACTAGGTCACTAAATGCATTTCCACAAGTAACTGGAACTCTACTAGACTTTTCTGGAAATATACCAGCAATATTAAGAGAAGTAAGACCAATCGCATCAGTTACATCTTTACGAACTGCAATAAAAATAACTCTCTTTCTTGTTTGTGGTACTCCATAATGAGATGAATCTAATAGCATGGAAGATACGTTATAACCAATCTTTTCAAACGCTACTGTAATCTTGTAGTAATAATGTTTTGCTTCACCCATTAACAACCCCGATACATTCTCACCAACAATAACTTTAGGTTTAACATCTTTTGCAATTCTAATGAACTCAAAAAATAAATCTTCAATATTTTCTACTTGTTTACCATCAGAATATTTTTTAGTTTTACCAAAACCAATACTATGACCACTACCTTGTACTACAGAACCAGCCATAGAGAAAGCAGAACATGGTGGCGAACCATCCAAAATATCAACTTCTCCTGCTCCAATATTAGCAGCAGTCAAAAGGTCTTCTCCTGTAAGTTTCTTTATGTCATCTGGAAGTATAGGAGTGTTTGGATAATTTTCATGATATGTATTTCTAGCCTCTTTCACAAATTCATTAATACATAAAATCTTACCACCCGCCAAACGATATCCTGTAGAAGAACCACCACCACCAGCAAAGGTAGATATTACATTGAACTTGTTTTGTACTTCTCCGGCACGTACATCTTCCATTGTATATTTTTGATAATCTGCTGAAATAGGTTTTGCATCTTTTACATGCTTGACATAATCTTCAGATAATGTAGCTGGGGTTGAAATGTCTGGCATTATTTTAACATCTGGTTTTTTAATTTCAGAAAAATCCAATTCTTCAAAGCCCGGTAAAGCTGTAACTTCTGGTTTCATTGATGACCTCTAATAAAATTGATCACGAAGTGGAATGCTGTGAAAAGAACATTTGTTGGTTTGGTATTTTCTTTTTTATACCAATCTCTTGAAACATCCATCATTCGTTTTCTACCATTAAAATTAATTTTCTTATTATCTAGCAAAGTTTCAAAAAGTTTGTCTATACCAGCACCTAAATGTAAATTTGTATGTTGTCTTATTTTTAAGAATTTCGTTAACTCTGGAAATACAGTTCTTATGTGATGTTTCTGTTCGGGTATATTTAATTCTTTCCAATTAAATTGATAAAAATAATTTTTAACTGTAGAATGTAGATATGGTGTTATATGTTTTTTATTATACATTTCTACAACTTTATTGTGCCATTTGAGTCCTGCTGAATTGTCTGGTAAAAAATAAATGTCTCTGGCTTCATTAAATGTTTTAATATTTTTTGGATTCTTTTTAAAATATTCTTTATATTTTTTATTACCCTTTTTACTACCATATCTCATCTGAGCTTTTTTACTCACACCAAAATATCCATCGGCACCCCAGCCAGTGAGAACATATTCCTCTGTAATTTTTGGATATACATACAGAAATGGAAATACACACTCAAAGTGAGTTTTCTTTTTACATTCTAATTTGACAAGTTTACGCCAATCTTTAACTAGATTATTTGTTGGAACTATTGTTGGTTTGAATGTCCAACCCATTTGTTCACAGAAGTATTTAGCAGTTTTGAAATCGTAAGATTCGTTTCCTTTAAGATGGAAACTGTAAGCTATAACTTCTTTACCAACATTGTGTGCGGCAAGAGCCACTGAGAGAGAGTCTACACCCCCACTCAACAGCACTGCACATTTTTCAGTTGGTATTTGTTTTTTGATTTGAGTTTCTAAAAGCTCTTTAATCATTTAACATTAGATTGATTCCATATTCCCGCTTTTTCCAATTTCTTCTTGAGATCATCGGAAGCAAAACGATTTATGTGATCATAAAAAGATTGGCTTATTATTTTACCATCAAGCATATTAAATTTTCTCCATTCATCACGATTTATTTTACCCATGTGGTTATTGACAATTCTATGCATGGGATCAATATTTTCATCAGTTGTTTTTCCCTCATTATAAACTGAAATTATATGACCCCCCTGACATTCTGGAAAAGATATTTCAACTCCAAGTTCACTACATTCATTATTATTGTTTCTCCATTTAACTTCCAATTTATGTCTAGGATAAACTCTCACAGAGTCAAAGTTTTTTATATGATGTTCAAAATTAATTTGTTGTAGTAATATGTCTCTTGTTGCATGTATTCTTACAATATCATCATGTTTATTATGATACTTTTCAAATACTACAGCCACTATTCTTTTTTCTTTATCGCCTGGATAAGTAACATTAATTTTAGAAATGCGATCTTTTGCATCTTTAATATCATCATGAAACTTTGTTGAATTTCTTAATTTTGGTTCTTTACCTTTAGTATGGTCAAGCATCATAAAGTACAAACGAGAATAAAAATGAAAATCACCTTTTTTAAGTTTAATATTTGTTTTTTCTAATGAGTCGGCCATCTTGAATATGAAATTCAAATGTTTTTTGATTGCCACTCTCAATTTATCTATCATCATATCATCGTGATTTTGTTCATACATATAATCCAACTGATCTTGAGATACAACTCCAAGAAATTCACCCCCCTTATTTGTTGTGTATATTAACCAATATCTGTAACCTATTTGAGCTACTTGTTCTTCCATATCCAACTTATCATTATCATAATTAAGATATTTAAAAACCTTTTTACCATTCTTCTTGGTTACATAATTGAATAAATCATGTGGTTTATCATTATCCCACAAAATACCTCCACCTCTAACTGGATCTCTATGCACTCGTGCTATATTTTTTCGGCCATGGCCATTTCTCGTCATCTGTCTATTTGACTGAGAATTTTTATTAGTATAGTTAAACTGAACTACACTTTCTTCTTCAGTCATGTTTTCATAGACTTTTAAAATTACAATATATTTATTAAAATAATCAATAAGTTCCTGTGGCCATGATGTTGAGAACTTACCAAGATCGTTAAAATCAGTATTTTCAAATTGTGGAATACTAGATTTAAAATCTGGATGAATTACAAAATCTCCAGCTGTAAACCACTCAAAACTTCTTACTCTATGACTACCATCTTGCATTTCCTTCGTGAGTTCCATTTTAATGGAATATAATATTTTTTCATCATTTGAATAAGCTCTGACACTTATCACACCTATAT